TGCTGACCTCCCATCGTCCCCAGCGCGGCGGACTCGGGCTGTCGATGTTTATGCTCAACCGATTCCCGGCGAAACACCGCTGCTGAATGCACGGTGGGCGACCGAGGGCGACGAGCCGCACCGAATACCTTGGCAATCACGAGTAGGAAATGAGCGCCCAGCGAGGGCAACCCAGAGCGATCGTCCGTGTTCCCGAAGACAAGCGAGAGAAGGTGCTGGAGCTGGCCCGGAAGGGTCGGCCCTTGGACCTCGTCGCCGATGTGCTCGGGATCTCTCGCGAGACGATCCGACTCGCGACCATCCGCGCTCGCGATGCGCTGGCTCGCAAAGAGGCGGGCGAGACGCTGAGCGACGACGACGCAGCGGAGCTGGCGTTCGTTGCGCGGCTGCTTGCGGCGCGCGCTGAGCGTGCGTTCGAGCTGCAGGACGGCGTCGAGGCTGGCGGCGGCGAGGTCGACTGGCGCGCTTTGGCCTGGTCGCTCGAGCGAATGCAGCCCGACGTGTACGGCTCGCGGTCTCGGACCGAGGTCACCGGCGCGGAAGGCGGCCCGCTGCAGATCGAAGGCCGCGCGCCCGCGCTGTTCATTCCAGCGAAGAAGCCCGACGAATGAGCGCAGCGGACGAGGCAAAGGCGCGCGCCCGAGAGTTGGCGATCGCGCAAGGCCTCGAACCGCACGACGACGACTGGGCGCCGAGCGAGCGCCAGGAGCGCTTTCTCGAGCTCTCGTGCTTCGAGGCGCTCTACGGCGGATCCGCCGGCGGAGGAAAGAGCGACGCGCTGCTCGTCGACGCGGCGAGCGGCATCGGCCGGGGCTACGGCTCGGGCTACAACGCGATCCTCTTTCGCCGCACGTTCCCGGACCTCGAACGCTCGCTCATCCGGCGATCGCTGGAGCTGTACCCGCGGCTCGGCGGGCGGTTCAACGCGTCGAAGTTCATCTGGCGCTTCCCCGATGGGGAGACGGTCTCGTTCGCGCACATGGCGCACGAGAACGACGCGCTCGCGCACAAGAGCGCGCAGTACCAGTTCATCGGGTTCGATGAGCTGACGTCGTTCACCGAGTACCAGTACCTCTACCTGTTCAGCCGCGCGCGCTCTGCCCGCGGCGTTCCGTGTCGCGTCCGCGCGGCGACCAACCCCGGTGACATCGGTCACGAGTGGGTTCGCGCGCGCTGGTTCGACTGGCTCTCGCGCAAGACGCAGCGGCCCGCTCGGCCCGGCGAGATCCGCTACTTCAAGCGCTCGGGGGACAACGAGTTCGAGGTGCCGCGCGGAACGCCCGGATCCCTCGGGCGAACGTTCATCCCGGCGCGGCTCGAAGACAACCCGCACCTCGCGGCGAACGATCCTGAGTACGCGGCGCGCATCGACGCGCTCCCGCGGCTCGAGCGAGAGCAGCTCCGCAACGGCGACTGGGACGCGGTTCCGGCGTCGAAGGACTACTGGAACCGCGAGCTCGTGCGGGTGCTTCGCGCTCCGCCGAGCGACGTCATCGCACGCTGTCGGGCGTGGGACTTCGCGAGCAGCGAGAGCCCCAAGGCCGACTTCAGCGCGGGCGGGCGGGTGAGCTGGACGAAGAGCGGCCTGTTCGTCGTCGAGCACATGGAGCACTTCCAGGGCGCGCCCGACGAGGTCCACCGACGCTTCGAGGCGAAGGGCAACGCAGACCGGATGTTCGACCCGCGGTGCGCGCAGGTGATCCCGCGCGACCCTGGCGCCGCCGGCTTGCTGATGGTCGCCGACTTTCAGCGCAGATACCCCGCGCTCACGATCCGCGCTCGCGTCCCGAGCGGCGAGAAGAGCGCGCGCTTCATGCCGGTGAGCTCTCGCGCCCTCGCGGGAAACGTGGCCGTTGTCGACGACGGGACGTGGGACGTCGAGGGGATGCACGCCGAGCTCGAAGCGCTTTGGACCGGGCTGCATGACGATCGCGCCGACGCGCTCAGCGACGGATACGCGGAGGTCACCGGGCAGCCCGACGCCACATACACGCGCCACGCGCGCGGCAAGAGCACACGCTGATGGCACGACCCGAACGAAAGACCTACCGCGAAGGATGGGGGCGGCGCCTCGTCGACTGGACGAACGCCGACCTCAAGACCGCGCGCTACCTCGCCGACGGCGGGACGCTGTCCTACGCGGCCGAGCTGGTCGACGAGCTGCGCGCTGACTCGCGCGTCGCGGGCGTACTCCCCCAGCGCGTGAATGGCCTGCTCGGGCTTCAGCTCACGTTCGAAGCGTCGGGCGATGGGCGGCGGCGCGGTCGAGCGGTGCGCGCCCTCGAGGCCGATGAGGACTGGTGGCAGATCGCGCCCGAGCACGAGCTCGCCGACCTGCAGACGTGGGGGCTGTTGCTGGGCGTTGGCCTGGCTGAGCTGGTGTGGACCACCAACGAGCGCGGGCGAGCGATCCCCCGGCTCAAGGTGTGGGATCCGCGCTGGCTCCGCTATGAGTGGACCACGCGGCGCTGGCTCCTGCGCACCGACGACCAGGGCGACATCGAGATCGTTCCCGGCGGCGGAAAGTGGGTCATCTACACGCCCTACGGCGCCTCGCGTCCGTGGGCGAAGGGGCTGTGGCGCGCGCTCGCTCGCTGGTGGCTGCTGAAGACGTTCGCGCTCGACGACTGGGCGCGGCACGGCGAGATGCACGGGTCACCGATTCGCGTGGGGCTCGCCCCCGAAGGATCGCAGCCCGAAGACCGCGAGAAGTTCGCTGCGGACCTCGCAGAGATCGGACGCGACACCAGCATCGTCCCGCCGCCGGGCTACACGATGGAACTGCTCGAGGCCGAGGCCAAGACGTGGGAGCAATTCCCGAAGCAGATCGAGACGGCGAACGCCGAGCTTTCGATTCTGCTCGTCGGGCAGAACCTCACGAGCGAGGTCACGGGCGGATCGTTCGCCGCGGCGAAGATTCACGAGAACGTGCGCGATGACCTCGTGCGCTTCGATGCCGAGGCCTTGGCTACGTGCCTCAACGAGCAGGTGTTGCGCTGGTGGGCCGAGTTCAACTTCGGCGATGCGCGCCTCGCGCCGTGGCCGAACTGGGACACCGCGCCGCCCGCGCCGCCGATGGCGCCGAGCGCGCCCACGAATTCAACCGACCCCGCGGAAGACGCGGAGGACGAGGACACGAACGATGACGACCCCAGCACCTGAGAGCTTCGTGCGACAGCTGCACGCGCGCCTCGCGGCGCCGTCGATGCTCGCGCCCAGCGCGGTCGATCGCGTGCTCTCGCTCGCGTTCCGCGTGGCGACGGAGGACGGGACCGCGGGCTACTTCGGCGATGCCGAGGGCGCGTACGCGGTGGACCCCGACGGCGTTGCTCACGTGCGCGTCGAAGGCCCGCTCGCACAGCGCGCGTGGAGCTGCTGGATGTTCGGCGGCGACGGATACGACGCGATCGAGTCGCGCGTTCGCGCTGCGCTCGACGACCCCCGCTCGCGCTCGCTGGTGATCGAGTACGACTCACCCGGCGGCGAGGTCGCAGGGTGCGGGGTGTGCGCGGACGCGATCCGCGCCGCGGCCGATGCCTCGGGCAAACCGGTGGTGTCGTACGTCGGCGAGCTCGCCGCGAGCGCGGCCTACTGGCTCGCGAGCGCGTCGGACAAGATCGTCACCCCGGCGAGCGGGATGTTGGGCAGCATCGGCGTGATCGCCACGCGCGTCGAAGAGACGGGCGAGGCCGGCCGCAAGGTCCACTACATCACCAGCGGCGCACGCAAGGCAGACGGACACCCCACGGTGCCGCTGTCCGAAGAAGAGCTCGCGGCGACGCAGGCGAAGATCGACGCCCTCGCGGACGTGTTCGCGGGTGCGGTCGCAGAGCGACGGGGGATGACGCTCGCGGATGTCCGCGGGCTCGAGGCGGACATGTTCATTGGGGCCGATGCGGTTGCGCGCGGCCTCGCTGATCGAGTGGGCAACCTGAGCTCCGCGGTCGCGTACGCGCGAGAGCTCGCAACGACAACGCGGAGACGAAAAGCGATGAACGCAGTCAACAAGGCGCTCGGCTTGGCCGAGGATTCGAACGAGGCGGTTGCCGTTGCGACCGTCGAAGGGCTCAAGGCGAAGGCGTCGAAGGTCGACGAGCTCGAAGCGAAGCTGGCTGCCGTCGAGGCGAAGCAGGTCGAAGCGGACCGCGCCGCGGCGCTGGCCGAGGGCGACGCGAAGGGCGTGTTCACTCCCGCGGTGCGCGCGCTCTACGCGGCTCGCGGCGCGGACGAGATTCGCGCGTTCGTGGCCGTCGCCCCGCGCGTGAGCGCGGCGAAGGAAGCCGCGAAGGAGTCGCCGAAGGAAGCGGCGGGCGCCGAGGTCGGCGCGAAGCGCTTCGAAGAGATGAGCCCGATGGAGCGCGCGGCGCTCCACCAGTCCAACCCCGAGGCGTACCGCGCGCTGCGCGCTGACGCGGAGAAGCGCGGCGCTCTCTGAGCGGAGCGCGGCAACCAACCCCCCACCGTTTGGAGTGACACAACATGTCGAACACTCGTGACAACGCGTTCATCCCGGAAGTCCTGCAGGACACCGTCCGGGCCAACTTCAAGGGCAAGCAAGCCTTGCTCGGCTCGCTCGCTGTCGTGATGAACGCCAGCCTGCCGCTCTCGGCGCGCGGCGGCGACAAGATCGAGATCCCGCACTTCAACCTGCTCGGCGACCTCGAAGACGTGGCCGAAGGCGTCGCGCTTTCGGTCGCGACGATCCCCGATGGCGTGCGCGACGAGGCCAGCGTGTCCCGGTCGGGCAAGGCGATTCGCCTGAGCGACTGGAAGAAGATGGCCGAGGCCTTCGCGGACCCCTACGCGGAGTACACCCGGCAG